AGGAACAGAGGTTATAAGTATGAATCCATCTGATTACAAAAAAACAGACGAAGCGGGCGTAAGTACTTATGACGATGTATTATTTGGGCCTAGAACAGAACCTTTACCAATGAAGGAAGTTAGTTTGAATGTAGAAACGCCTGAACGAGCTGTTACAGGAGCGACCATGCCTGCAGGATATTCTGAATATCAATCTTATTTAGAAGAGCAAAAAAGAAGACCAGGATATAAAATGGCAGAATATTTTGGGTATATGGATAAATATGATAAAAATTATCCTACATTATCATTTAATGAATGGCTACAAGAGAATCCTGAATATATGGAGAAAGCAGATACAGTTCCAGTGAACCCTTATCAAACACAAAATATTTCAGATGTAGGTTGGACAGGAGACCCTATACAAGATATTTATAAAATGTCAGAATTTTCTAGAGCCAAGGCTCCTTCTAAATCAGTGATACAATCTCCAAATCCAGAAGAAGGAGAGTTAAATATACCAACAGAAAATAATCCTTATCAGTTAGAGAATCCATCAGTACCAAATATGCCGTATGATTCTCCAACTAAAATACCGTTTTTTGAAACTGAAGAAGGCAAGAAATTTGCTGAATATGCGGAAAAACACTTTGGTCCAAACTGGCAAGATGTTTTCAAGAAAAAAAGAATCGGAGAATCTGAATATGGACCTTTTAATCCTCCACCAGCTGAACCTCAACCATGGGCTCCTAAATGGCCTAAATATGGGCCGCATAATCCTGAAATTGGACCTCTTCAACCATGGGCTCCTTGGCAAGGCGAAGTACCAAGTGGACCTCCTCAGCAATTACCTTCTCCATACAATCCTTATGACCCAAGAATAGGTGACGAACCATCAATGTGGGCGCTATTAGATGAAGATGCAATTAGTGATGAAGTAGAAAAAATAAAAAAGATGGCGTATTAATTGTAATAATCAATAAATTATTATAATTTTGCAGTCTCTTATTTTCCGTGTTTTCTTTTGCAGTTAGCCCCTATTACTAGGGGTTTTCTGTTTTTAAATAAGTAATTAAAAAAATCCGCAATAAATTTCTTATATTTGTAAAATGAATATAGTAAATCATAAAAATGGTAAACTAACAAAAGACGGAGAGTTTTTTTATTTAGAAAAAAGATACAAAGACCTATCAGAACTACTTAAAGACGAGGAATTAATTATCGATAAAATAGAAGAAAATAATTTTATATATTTAGATAATGAAGTTTCATTTTGTGAAAATCCATATTACGATTTAGATAAATTATATGGTAAAAAAACAAAGAAAGTATTTTATAAAAATATATTCAAACTATATCACTCACAATTTTAACTATGTATTTATTGCAAATTAATAAAAAGGGAGATATCCATAAAGATGATAATGGAGTTGTATTAGTGCCAGAATTTAAGGCGGTATTAGATTCGGAAGGATTAGGACAAACAGCTATGAAATGGATAGCTTTAATATATGATTATGAAAGTCCATATAGACATTATATAGAAAAAGAAAGAGTTAAGGTAGTTTCAAAAGATTTATATGACACATATCATTGGAAAGGGGCAAGTAGAAAAGAAATAGTAGAAGCTTCTAATAAATATAAAGAATTACAATTTGACCCTTTAGATGAACAATTATTTGCTTTTAATAAAAAGATTAACGAATTTACAAATCTAATAGATAAAATGTTTCTTAATGAAGAAAATGCTGAACTATTACAAAAGTTAATGATAGGTGTAGAAAAAATATTAAAAACAAGACAAGCTTTATTAGATTCTATTGAAAGAAGGGGTTCTAGACAAAAAATTGCTGGAGATAAAGGTTTATCGTTTTTAGAGAATCGTAAGAAAATAAAAGAAATGTAATGATAAAAAAAAGTGTAAGAAAACCTCTATTTGATAAAAGTTCTGAAATTAGAATAAATAAAAAAGGCAAATCTGAAAAAGGACCTAGAGGGAATAAAATAAAAAAAGGTAATATTAATTATTTAAAATCAAGATATAGTTTTCACTATAAAAAGGGTAATTGGAAAAGAGCAGAAGAATATAGTGATTATGCGGTAAAACATTACAACACGGATTTAAGAGATTGGTTTGAAACAAAAGAAGCAAATAAAATGAGTAAAAAAAATATTTTTGGATTTGATAAACCTAAAAGAGTAAAGTATGGGTAAGATAAAATTTAACCCACAAAAATATAGACCAATCGCTAATAATGGATTTCCAGATTTAGATGAAGGTTCTGTAAACTATCAGGAATGGTGGTCAGAACAACAAGATAGATGTATCAATGGATTTAAACCAAAAGGTATGCCTAAAATTTCTGGTAAGTATTATTTTTATTTAAATTTCTATTATATTTTAGGTAATAGTGGAGACAAGGGTGGTCGTAAATCTTTAATACATCCCTGGTATAGAGAAATGGATAGAGAATATTTTAATCTATTTGAAACATGTAAAGATGAGGGAAAAGGCATGATTGTTATTAAAGCCAGAGATAAAGGGTTTTCTTATATGAACTCTGGTATGGTAGCTCATGAATATACATTTTTTCCTTATAATGATATAGGTGTAGCCGCTGGATTACAAGCTACAGCTGATGCCTTCTTCGATAAAACAAAAAAAGGTCTTAATGGTATACATCCTAACTTTAAACACTCTGTTTTAAAAGATACTGATGGTATATTGCGTTCAGGATATAAACAAAAGAATAAAGATGGTAAATGGGAGATAGGTGGATATCAATCTACAATCATATGTAGAACGATGGATAATCCAGAGGTATTTAAAGGAGAACGTCTTTCTCTTATGGTATTTGAAGAGGCGGGAGAATTTAAACATCTTAAAAACGCATATATGTCATCTAAAGCGTGTTTTATGGATGGTAATGTTCAATTTGGAGTTCCTATTATTGGAGGTACTGGTGGTGACATTTCAAAAGCATCTAAAGACTTTATGGACATGTATTATAGTTATGACGCTTATAATTTAATACCTATGTTTATACCAGCTTCAAAAGCTTATTATGGTTTCTTTGATATAGAAAGTGGAGTAGAAGATGAAAGTGGAGCGAGAGACTCTTTAACTGAAGAAAGGGACAGTATAAGAGCTTCTGGAGATAATGAAGCTTATAATTTACATATACAAAACTATCCCTTAACTATTGAAGAGGCATTTCTTAATACAAAGGAAAGTAGATTTGATATATCTTTATTAAATGCTCAAAGGTCAAGAATACTTGCAAGTAAAGATTATAAGAGTCAAATTCAACGTGGATACTTAGATTGGGTGTTAAATGATGACGCAGAATTAAAGGTTTCTTGGAAACCTCATCCAAAAGGTCCATTTAAAATTTTATCTCATCCAATGCCAGAATATCAAGGAATTGACATTGGTGGAGTGGATTCTTATGACCAAGATGAAGCAGGAGCGTCAGAATCCTTGGGTAGTGCAATAATTTATCGTAGATTTGCAAATACAAATATTCCAAGCGATTACGTTGTTGCTGAATATACTGATAGACCGAAGAAAAAAGAAGATTTTTGGGACGGTTGTTTGAAATTAGCAGTTTATTATAACGCTAAGATGTTGGTAGAGTATACAAAGATAGGTATATTAGATTATTTTAAACGTATGAATGCGTTAAAATATTTGAAAGAAAAACCTGAATCTGCTCATAATCCAGGTTCTAAAACAAGAAATCAATATGGAGTTCACATGAACAAACAAGTGAAAGCTTTATTGGAAGATTTGATAGATGATTATATTAGAGAGCATATAAAAGATATATGGTTTTTAGATTTGATAGACGAATTGGCTAATTATGGATTAAGGAATACTGACCGAGCTATGGCTTTTGGTATTTGTTTAATTCATAATATAGATAATTATAGAATGAGGGTTCAGGAAAAACAAGAGACTATAGATATAGGACTTAAATATTACACAAGGAGTAGAAGTGGCACTCCAATAAAACTAAATTAAAATGAGCAAGAATAGTACAATATTTCCATCAATGATGGTTTCTGAAAAAGAAAAAAATGAAGAATGGTGTGAAGCGGTATTGGCTTCTATAGTAAACTTCATGTCATACAATGAAAGTTCTTATGGTGACTTTAGAACAAAAGATATTAATAATTATGCTATATATAATGGTAGAATTAATCAAGATGATTACGCTTACATTACAGAGCAATATGGATTATCATATCCAGCTAGATTAGTTAATTATCCTATTATAGCTCCAAAAATTGATTTACTTTTAGGTGAAGAATTAAAGAGACCTATAGATATGAAAGTTTCTACAGTAAATAAAGAAGCTGTCATTAGAAAATTAGATTTTAAAGTAGCTTTAAAAATGAAGCATTTATTAGAGGAGATTCATAAAGGGTTTGAACAACAATATGGGACTCCTATAACTAATGAGGGCCAAGGAATGCCAGTACCAGATGATATTGATACTTATATGAAATATAACTATAGAGAAATGGTTGAAGAAACCGCTCAAGATGGTTTAGAATATATAATGAATAGATATAATTTAAAAGATAAATTTAAAGAAGGATTTAGAGATTTATTAGTTACAGGTAAAGAATTTTTTAAAGTAGACATAGTAAATGGAGACCCGCATGCGCGTAGAGTGGACCCTCGTTCTATTATTTACGATATGACAGTACATTCAGATTATTTAGATGACGCTACATGGGTGGGAGAAGAAAGATGGATGTCTGTAAATGAAATAAATGATGAATTTAAAGAATATCTAACAAAAGAAGATTTAGAGTTATTAGACCAAATGAGAACAGCATATGGTTCCGATATTAGCGATTATAATAATCAAATTTTATGGGTTGATAGTGGGTATGGAAAAGAAAATCGTATTCGTGTTGTAACTGCTGAATGGAAATCTTTTAGAGCTATCAAATTTAAAATATCTCCAAATAAATATGACCCAGATAGACCGTTTAGAAAAATGGTTAGAGATACATATAAGAAAAGAAAAGGAGAAAAAATAGAAACTAAATGGGTGGATGATATATGGGAAGCAACAAAAATTGGAGGTAAAATATTAGTAAAAGCAAAAAGACGTGATAATCAAGTCAGAAGTGTAGATGACCCAGGAAAAACTCCTTTATCTTATATTGGATGTATAAAAGGAAATACTACAGGATATCCTACGTCTATGGTAGATTTATTATCTAATGTACAAATGCTTTATAATATAGTAATATATCAAATAGAATTAGCAATGGCTCGTTCAGGAGGTAAAGCTGTAGTATACGATACATCTCAAATACCAACTAATGTAGGAATGGATATGCAAACTGTATTGTATCATTTAAAAACAGATGGTATTATTCCTATAAATTCAAAAGATGAAGGAAATCAAATGGCTTCATTTAACCAGTTCCAACAAGTAGATTTTACTTTATCTCAATCTGTTCAACAATTAATTAATTTAAAAATTATGTTGGAGGATATGGCTGGGCAACTTTCAGGAGTTACTAGGCAAAGAGAAGGAGCTGTAGACCAGTATGAATATGTTGGTAATGTTCAAAGAAGTGTAATACAATCTTCTACTATTACAGAGTCATGGTTTTATTCACACGCTGAAGTTAAACAAAGAGTACTGGAAAGATTATGTAATAATATGAAAATTGCTTGGGCTGGAGGTAAAAAAGCTGCAATGATATTAGGAGATGGTGCGTATAAATTTTTAACTGTGATGCCAGATATTTCATTACAAGATTTCGGAGTTTATATTGGAGATAGTGGTAAAGACGACGCTATGAAACAAGTTGTACAACAATTAGCTCAATCCGCATTACAAGCTGGTAATATTGACCTACTTAATATACTAAAAGTATTAAAAGCAGATACCATGACTGAAGCAGAAAAAGTTTTAGAAAAAGGCATGGATGAAATGAAGAAACAAGCTGCCGCTCAACAAGAACAAGCAATGCAACAAATGCAGGCTCAACAACAGATGGAAGATGCTAAATTCGAAAAAGAAGCTCAACTTAAACAAATGGATAATGAAGCTAAAATAGAAGTTGCTGAAATTCAAGCAGAATCAAGATTACAAGTCGCTAAAATACAATCAGAAGATAAAAGAGATATTCATGACGCTTCTGAACAAGCTGAGTTTGCTAAAAAATTAGCAGACCATGAATTAGCTAAAGATATTGCAAATAAAGATGATGATAAAAATGAATATAGCGGCGAATCAAAATCAACAATGGAGGATAAAATGAGAGCAAAAGACAAAATAACAAAATAATTTGTATCTTTGCAAAATAGGGACCAATAAATAAAATAATATGTCAGAAGAAAAATCAAGTTTAGTAGAAGAGGTTAAAGAAACTACATCTACTGAAGCAACAACAAATGAAGCAAAAGAATTTAATCCTTTAGCTTTTACAGAAGAAGAAACACCAGGAACAACTATCAATGAAAAAGAAGAGTCAATAACATCAGATGACGAGGGAGAGCCAGTCACTGAAGAAGATGGTTGGACTTGGGATAAAAAAGAAGAATCAACAGAAGAAAAAGAACCAGAAGAAGAGTACGAATGGGAAGTTAGTACAGAATCCAAAGAAGAGGATGTCGACTGGGAACAAGTATCTAAACAATTAGGACTTGAAGGAGCTTCAAAAGATGAGATAAAAGCAGCTTTAGATGCGATGAACTCTAAAGATAAAGGAGAAACAAACAATGAGCCGACATCTCCTCAAATTGAAACTCTAGAAAATTATTTATCTTTTTCTAATAAAGAATTAGTAATAGAAGAATTAAAAGCTGAGGGTTTAGATGAAGCTGAAATAGATGATACTATTGATAAAATGCAACGAAATGGAATGATTGCATTAAAAGGTAAAGAAATTAAAAGAACAATAAAGAAAGCAATAAAACAACAAAAAGAATATTTAGTAGAAAATCAGAGAAGAACTTATGAAGAGCAAAACGCTAAAATAAAAGAGGCTAGACAGGGATTACAAAGTCACTTAAAAGAAATGGACAGGTTTATGGGAGGTAAAGTAACAAAAAAACAGAAGGAAGAAGTTTATAGATTTGCTACTAAAGATATGGCAAAAGAACTATGGGCTAGTCATGCCAATGTTGCAGACGTAGCTATGTTTCTGCTATATAAAGACCAAATCAAAGACATTCTTCGTTCTCAAGGACGTAACGAAGGTAGTAAAAGTCTAATGGACAAAATACAATCGCCAAGCCTTGGTACTGGTAAAAATCGGAATCCTTATCAACCTAAGAACTCTGGTTTTGACCCAAAAGCGTTCATGCGCGAGTAGACTAAAACTTAGACAAAGTCTATAGATGTTGAAAGTTAATTGAACAAATTAAAATAATGTTTAATTAATAAATTTAAAAAAAATGGCAACAATGTATAACGGTACATACGGAAGTGGTACCACTGCAGAGAATGCTTTGAATACAGCCCTAATGCAATACCCAGAGATTGCTAGGACTTTAATTCAACAGTATCCTCGTTATTCAGCGACTTATCTTTTAGAAAGAACAGGTCGTTACGCTAAAGAAAAAGTATTAGGAGATAACTCTTTTGAGTGGAAAGTAATGGGAAGATATAATGCTCCCTCGTATAATTTAGGATGGATTTCAACTGACGGAACAACATTCGCAGCTGAAAATGGTTCTTCTGGAACTGGAGCTGCTGATGCTGATGCAGATTTAATATTAAATAATGCGGATGCAAATGGTGACGTGTTTTGGTTATCTATAGATGGAGCTGATTCAGACAGAACAGGAAATTTCCTTAATAAATGGGATATGGTAAGATTCCAATCAGGAGCGGTAGCTGTTGTAATGGAAGACCCTGTCGCTGACGTAGCAAGAAGTGCGTCTGGTAATGCTTCAGCTTCTACAACTAGTGATTATATTGTAAAATTTGAAATGGTAGATGGGGCTAATAATCCATTATATACAACAGATATTGCAGATAACGCTATAGCAGCTTCTATTGGTTCTGCGTTTCCTAATGGTTCTGACGGAGCTGATGTAGGTGAGAATTGGGTGTATCCTTCTACTCATACTAACTGGTTAACTACAATGAGAAAAAAGTGTACAGTTACTGGTAAAGATTTAACTGACGTTACTTGGATTGAAAATAATGGTAGTTCTTTATGGTATTTTACTAGAGAACAACAAATGATGGACGAGTTCATGTACCAACAAGAA